ATCAACTGTATATTCTTCTGTAAACTCAGTTACAGTTGATCCCCTCTCTATCTGTAGTCCATCCCACCATATTGTTATTCCAGAACCACCACTTTGAGTTCCATCAAGTCTCATTTGAAGGAATTTTGTATTTGCATTTGCAAATGTTGTAGTAAATGAAACTCTTGTCCAAGAAGTTGTTATATTAACGGTTCCATATGGAGCTTCTACATATTGTGAGTTTAAATCTGCGCCAAATAAGTAAAGTTCTCCAGTTGTAGATTGACTTGCTTTCGCATAAACACTAATTGTCCAAGTATCTCCCGAAGCAGTATTAGCAAGATTCCATTCTGAACCAATATACGACTCTAAATATGGATCGTTTCCTGTAATCTCCATTTTTAGTGGAGTATTTCCAACTGGAGAAGTTATTGTATCTCTTGATAATAAAACTTGCCAACCATCTGCATCACCATTAGTATCAACATACCACCCATAAATGTCTTTTCCTCTTGGAAAAACATTTGGACTGAATGATTCCCTATTACCAGCATCAAGGTTTAGAATTAATGCAGAAGCAATAGAATTCCTTATGAACGTTATAAATGGGTTACCAAAACCAAGTCCCAAAAAAGGATTCTTGCCTGACATAATCAGGCACCTTCATAGACAATCTTAGAAGTACCTGTAAGTGCTTTTGCATAAACATATGCAGCACCAGCATCATGTGATAGATCTGTAACAGTTTTCTTCATCTCACCTTCGAACCTATTATAAACAAGTCCAGGTGTTGACGTTGTTATTCCAGCAGTGGTTGTTATTCCAATAACAACCGGAGTGCTACTCTGGCATTGAAAAGTTATGGTCGTAACATTATTTCCGATAAGAAAATATGTGCTTGGTGTCAACTCTGTTGATGCTAAAGCCATTATTCTTGATCCTCTGATTCGGATTGTTGTTCATCACCAAACATGGATGCACCAACTGTTGGTCTAATACCTTCAATACGTTCTGCTGCTTTTGCATACAAAACGTCCTTAATCTTGTCACTAATATCGGATGCCGATGAATCTGCTCCGATCAAATCTACAATTTCTTCCATGAAAATCCAATATATGTATATTTTCTATTTATATCTCAGCCGCTTTACCATCTACTTCTGCAGGACTGCCATCAATTTCTGGTTCTGTCGGAACATCTCCAAGCATTTCTCCACCCTGAGGTAGTGGTTCACCGGTAATAGGATCTATTGCACTTGGATCTGGAATAACTCCGTCTTTAATCTCTTGTTCGATCTGTTCGTCCATCTCAATTTGTTCAGAATCAGTCTGACGAAGAACTTTACTACGAACCCATTGAGTCGAATAGTACTTTCCAATATAAGGTTCGATTGTTGCAAGAACACCGAGTCTCTCATTCAACATTTCAGTTTCTTTGAGTTCTGCAAACTGATTGTCGTATAAGAAATCATATTGAATGTGATCTGCAATTCTATCCCAGTCTTCAACTGATACGATGTTCTTGAGAATAAGTTGAGTCTTCAACATATCATTGAACATCTGAGCAAATCTCTTTCTCAGACGACCAACGAACTTAGCAAACTTAAGTTCATCTCTCAGAATCTCAGAAGAACGACCAAGATTAAAACCACCATCGGCAGCAATTCTTGACTCGGGAACTCCAAGTGATCTATAGAGTTTCTTTTGGAAATACTCAATATCGGCAAGTTCTCCAAGATTCTGACCACCTGGCAACGTAGTGATTTCAGTACCACGACCACCCTCTCTTCTAGGAAGCCAGAAGTCTTCCATCATCGACATAAACTTGCGATCATCACGAACTTCTCCAGTGTTCGCATCATAAACAAGTTTATTACGATAACGCATCATAACGTCACGCAGGTATTGTTCTGCCTTGACCTTTGGAAGATTACCAACGTCAATATAGAAAATACGACGTTCTGGTGCTCTCGATAAACGATAGATAACCAGAGAATCCTCAATCATTCTAAGTTGATTGAGTGACTTGATTGCCTTATGGAGATATGAAAGAACGTTTCCTTTGTTTCTATCTACAAGACCAGAGGTGCAATATGTAATCGCATCTTTAGCAATTTTGGTTCCTTTTGATGAACCAGCACTACTTAAATTATTGGTTGGATACTGAGGTCTTGGGGTATAAACAAAATACTCTTCAATCTCTGGTGCAATTCCATTCCTTGCTTCATTGCGACTAGGAATGTTTGGTCCAATAACATCTTTGCCCGTCTTCTTTTCTTGACGAACAAACTTCATCTTTAGTGGATCAATATATCTCAGTTCCTTAATTCCTTCTTGAGGTTTCTTAAGATCAATAACTTTATGGTAATAAAGTCTTCCGTCGATATACCAGTTTCTAAAAATTTCGTGTGCCTTTTTATCAAAATCTAAAATTTCTTTGATATACTTAAATTCTTGTCTGATTGCTTTCTTTAATTTATCGGTTGCATTTAAATTTGAAAGCTCAATTTCAATCGGTGAATCATAAAGATCGCTGACGATTGCTTCATTGACAACATCTTCGATAGCACCATCACACTCTGGGTGAAGTGACATCTCTCTATATCTTTTAATTAAATCAAATTCTGTTCTATATTGTCCCTCAATATCTACATACGAACCATAAAATCCACTACTAATATAGTTATCAACCCCGTCCTCGTTATTTTCGGGGACGGGGGAAACTATACCTTTGGATTTTTTCTCTGTATCTTCAATAGAAAACCCGAAAAGTTTTGCCATATTATAAACTGACTTAGACTGTTATTTTACTATTTAGCTGATATCTTCACCACCAGATTGTGGAGCAGTACCTCTATATGCTTCATAGTAATGAACCTGCATTTCTACAGTGAACTCCTCAAGTGTGTCAGTTGTTTCATGACTCAGATCGATTGCAGAGATGTTGGTTGGGAAGATGTCTTTGAAAACATACTTTCTAAGAGTTCCACCATCACGATCTAACTGATGAACCTTAGCATCTATTTGATAAAGTGCAGGATCAGTTTCTCCTGTTCCATTATCAAGTTTGTTGATGGTATTCATCCACTTTTCAAATGCGGATCTGATAGCAAATGAAGTGTCATTGATAACAGTGATTGTCCAAGTTTCAAATGTTCTGTCACCTGCAATCTTTAAGATTCTTCCTCTGAAAGGAATATCAATAGGTGCAATTGTGGAAGCAGGTAGTGCTGCTGCCTTTACAAGAAATCTTGAATTCTCAATTACTTCATTTTCATCTTGTACTCCGACGATTGAGGGGAACGCAAGTTCCACCTCAAACAGATTTGGTCTTGCTCCACCACCTTTCAGTTTACTCTTAAAGTCACTGATGGTTCTTAATGGTAAAGTGTTTACTTGCTGACGATTTGCCATTGTTTCTTAAACCTCTGAATTAAACGTTACCGATAACTTCTTCAAATGAAACACCAGTTCTGGTGGCAACAAACGTAAGACCAATGAAGTTGATTGATCTGTTTGGTTTAATGAAGATGTCTGCCACAAACTCATTATTATCTATAACTGCGGCAGTGTTATTTGTCTCATCACAAATAACAACGAAGTCAAAGATTCCTCTCTTTGCCTGAACATCACGAAGGAATGGTTCGACAATATTCACAAAGTTAGTTCTTGTGATCTCATCGTTGAATTCAAAGAGTTGATCTTTTGCTGCAGCAGAGATTGCATCCTCAAGATAGATGAACAATCTACGAACGTTGATACGATCGAATGCCGATGCCTTGGCAAATCCAGTTTTGTCTCCGAAGAGAACAATACCAGCACCAGGTGAGAAGATTACAGGGTTGACTCTGTTAGAATAAAGTCTATCTCTCTGAGTCTTACTTGGGTTATATGCAAGTTTAACTGCATTGAGGATTGCACCTCTGTTTGTTCCAGCAGGTGAGAACCAAGGGAAGTTATTTGCATCGTTTCTAGCACAAAGACCAGCAATGTCTCCATTTAATGGGACATATCTGAAGGTATTTGCAAACCTATCAAACATATACTTGTATCCAGAATCGAATACTGCATAAGAAGATGAACTGACAGGAGCATAGA